GACCTCAGGAACCTCTGACATGTGGATGCAGCAGTCAACTGCAGCTTTGCCATTGAACACGCACTTAGTCATTGATGCTTTCTTGATCTTGTCCTCAAACTCTTGGTAGAACTTCTTGTCGCTGAATATGAGAACCTTGAACTTTCCATTGTTTCCAGCATAGTTTGGATCATTCACAACATACACTGGAACAATAGCTTGATACTTGCGACCAAACTCACGGTTCTTCTGACGAGCTGTTGCATCTCTCCAGTTGCTCTCTTTCAGAGCAAGGAAGTTCTAGTTAGCGAACTTGCAGACAGGACAATCATAACGGTCACCATCCCAATCTGCCCACTTCGTAACTGGACACACAATCTCATCTTCAATGACAGAGAAGCCCTTCTCGTTCTTGCCCCAATGCTAGTGGACGAATCGCTCAATTATTGGATAGTCACGATTTGTCTTAGCAGACTTGAACGCTAAGAGCCTGAATCTATACCATGTCTTGTCCCCATTTGCATCTGTTGGACATGGCTTGATAGAGCACACCAATGATGGTGTCTTGTTTGTTCCTTTAGTCACTGACTTCTTAGGAAGTGTTGACATGAACATGCACATACTATTGTTTCCTTTCTACTTTTGTTATTATTACTGTTGTTATTGTTTGTTGACTTTCATCAACAAAGATATTGTACTTATGGATTGCATTTCGACACAATCAAAGTGTCTACAAAGTCAATTGGATTCAGCTTGCACTTCTTGACAAACAAAAAAGCTTCATTTATCTCAGTGTTGTACAAGTCAAAGCGCTCTGCTATGACAGAAAGCTCATCTCTTGAAATCTAGTCAAGCTTTGGAAGTATCTTTGGAAAGTTTGGAATAGAAGCTAAGAAGTGCTTTGACACTTTTCCAGCTACATAGTAGCTAGCAAGCTTCCTTTCTGATATTGCATTTCGTATCCATTCCTTTGATGATGGATATCCAAGATCAATGCACTAGTCTGCTATGAAATTTGCTGACTTCATGAAGTTCTTGAACACTTTCTTCTTCTATTCTGCAGCTTGAAGACTCTCAACATAGAAGTTGAATGTCTACGGAGAAAGATATGAAGTGTCAATGTCTTTAGCATGCTTTCCAAACTAGCAGATGAAGAACTTTGAGTACTTGAATGGATCAATACTGTATTTGCTAAATATAGCTGAAGCATTGTCAAATGTCACTTTATGCTCATTGTACAATGACTTAGCTTGTATCTAGCTTAATGGTATCTCTCTTGCTGAATATGGATTCTGAAGATGAAGCCAATATTTCACAGCTTTAGCTACACTAAGACCATCAACGCTTGCTTTTTTGCTTTCTGATATGTCTGTTTGTTGTAGTTGCATATGTCTTGTCTCTCATCTCAAGCTTTATCTTCTTCAAGAATGGCCCTTTGAACACATTTCCAAAATACTAGTACATAAGCTTGAACAAGTCAAACTCATCTATACTGTACCATTTGAAAAGCTCTTCGACAAACTCTTTGTCATTGACAAGCTAGACTATCTGTTTCTTCTGCTCTTGCTCATCTTTGTTTGGTGCTAATGCTGGATATTTAGTTTGTATCTTCTCAATTATGTTCTTGTCATCCATGCTCTCTATGAATCTGTCATTAGTCCAAAAGAATGATGTTTTTGATGATTCAAACTAAGCATATTTTTCTGGTGACATGTCAAAGTCTTCATCAGCAGTTGTCTTCTGCATCTAGTCAAGACTTTTTGCTCTTTGCTTTCTTGCCATTTTAAGCTCCTCATTGCAAGTTTGACAAGTCTGCACTTATGTCTGGAAGATTCTTAAGCATCTTGCTCAAGTCTGACTCTTCATCTGATGTTGGTGCAAAGTTGCTGTCAAAAGTTATGTCTGTAACTACAAGTGTGTCTGGATCCATCTTGAAGTTCGATATCTTTCCTACTCTTCCACCAAGCCGATTCTTCAAGATTCTCATGCACAATATACCATTCTCTCTGTCTTCTTCTTTCTAGTATATTGCAGAAAGAAAGTCTGCTGTATGGACAATTCCTCGGCTTTCACTTACATGTTGCATGTCAATTGACTCATTTGCCATGCCTTCGCTGTTGCTTTGGACCGCTGACAAGAATGGAACTTTGTACTTGTAGCTCAATGCTCTAAGCTCTTCTGAGACACTCAAGCCATCTTTGTACATTGAATCTGAACGATGGTTTGCAAGAACTAGATTCAAGTAGTCGACAATCACTACATCAAACTTCTTGCCATTGTTCTTGAGTCTTTCAAGATATGCGTCAATGTCATGTGACTTTATGCTTCTTGGTGGATATTCTTTTATTATGAGGTTTGAATTTGGATATTGCTAGTAGAAGCTTTTTATCTTGCTTACAGCCGCATCTTCATTTTCTTTAAGACGATTTATGTTCTTCTCAGATATGTGAGCGTCAAATCTTTGAGCATAGACGTCCTAGCTCATCTCAAGTGATATCACTACAACTGAAAGATTCTGCTTCAAGAAGTTCACAGCAAGATTTGACAAGAACACAGACTTTCCAAGACCAGCTTGAGCCATGAAAAGACCTAACATCTTTCCACCTTTCAAGAATCCACCATTAGTGTACTAGTCTAATGAATACCAACCAGTTGAGACTTTAGCTTCTGGATTCTTGATGTAGTCCCAGTGAGCTTCAAATGCTTTTGGATCGAAATAGTCAAGACCAAGATCTGTGTCATTGAATGTTATTCTTTGCACTTTGTCAAAGTTCTCAAGACATTTGTCAACTACTTTCTAGTAGTTGTCTTGGTTGTCTTCAAGCAGTTGAGAGTTGTCAAACAAAGCCATGTAGAATGCATTTCTTCGAATGAACTCTTTCAAGTTTGCTGATAAAATGTCATCACTGATGTTCAAGTCAAGATTCTAGACTTCAGCTAGAAGTGCTTGAACATCAGCTAGATCAAAATCTGGGGATGGATTCTTCTCTATAAACTTCTTCAAGCATGCTACAATAGTAGGAATGCTTGGTATTGAATTGTACTTTCCATAGAAGTTCACAACTAGCTTGAGAACAGTTCCAACATTTGGAACTTTGAACCAACGCTTGTCATAGACGTTAGTCAATATGTTCAGCCAGCTTTTGTCAGAGAGTGCTTTCTTCAGAAGAAGCTTCTCTACGACATCATTTGAGAAATCTAGTTCCATCTATCAATTCCAATCAGTGTAGCCATTATGTGTCTGTCTTGGATAAGGTACTCTCCTAGACATATTTGGCGTAGGATTTTGCTAGATTGGTTTCTAAGCATTAAGAACAGGATTGTTTTGCTTCATCATTGCTGTATCAAGCTCTGACTGTGCTTTAGCTAAGTCAAAAGTGAGTTCACTTATCTTCATCAGCAATGTGTCATTGTCATCTTTAGATTGCTTAAGCTGCTTTTCAAGAGCTGCATTCTGCTTTTTCAATTGGTCAATCTCTTGAAGATATTCTTCAGAATGGACTTGAAGCTCTTCTTTCTCTAAGACAAGCTTCTAGTTTGCTTCAATAGTAGCATCAAGCATGTCTAGTCTCTCAAGCTCATCTTTGCTGAACTCACGCTTCTCAAATGAAGGTGGTCTGACTTGATCCGCTTCTTCCTCAATTGGCTTCTCTGCAGAAATCTCTTCTGCAATCTTAGTCTCCTCTTCTTTCAATGCTTCAAATGGAGACTCTTTCTGCTTTCTTTTAGCCATTTGCTTTCTCCTTACTCTGGATCATCTTCTAAGCTGTCTTCAATCTCTGCAACTTCATCAGCTATTGAGTTTGAGTATGACATAGCTTCTATTGACTTCTTGTTGAAGTCATCAATGAATGTGTTCCAAATCTCATCTTTCTGCACAAGATCTTTGTAAGTTATTCTCTTGTCAGAATATGACTTGCAGACATATCCACCACGAACTTCTTCAAGAAATCCATACTTCACAGCATCTTCAATAAGACCATCATACTTTGCAATTCCAGTGTTGAAGTCAACATATACTGTAGCGGTGTAGCCAGGCTTTATGACTCTGTTCTTAGTTGTGAAGAAACGTATCCTGTTTCCTTTGAAGAAGCCAACATCATGGTCATCTGACTCTTTTCCAGTAAGCCAATCATTGTCATTTGCTTTGATTAGAAGCTTCTCGCATTGGAGAATGATGTGTGAGCCATACTCAATTGCTTTTCCACCAGCCATGTTATGGATCTTGCTGGCGAACATAGCGCCTGGATCTTGGTATTCATGGTTTATGACAATCAATGTGCAATTGCTCATCACTGCGCGCATCATGAGACCACGCATCATGTTGTTTTTCATCTTAGCACCAATGCCCATGTCCATTGATGTCTTGTCTTTGTTCACAGCATCATTAGCAAGCTTATCTGAAGCTAATGCTCCAAGCGAGTCGAGAATGCAAATAGCTCTTACATCGTCATTTCCATCTGGATCATTTAGATACTCTTGATGCGCTTCAACAAGCATATCATAAGTCTAAATCATCTTCGTAGTGCAATGCTCCACTGACTTGACAGGAATATGCTGTACACGATCTAGATCTACACCATACTGCTTGAACACATTTATCAATGAACCACCTTCACTGTCGAAGATGTACACAACATCAATCTTTCCATCTTTCAGTGCTTTTGCTGCAGTGATAGCTGCAATCAGCGACTTTCCAGAGCCAGATGCTCCAAAGAATGTCACAACTCTTCCAGATGGAACTCCACCATTCTTAAGGTCTCCACCAAGAACACGATTCAACGCATAGCTTCCAGTGTCAAAGAACTCTGTCACATTAGCCATTGTAGACTTGTCTACAGATGTAGCTCCAGTAGTCTTCTTAATGCTTTTCAAGATATCAAGCTTCTTCATAAGTCTTCCTCTTCTGTTATAAATAACATACAAAGCTAGAGTTTGCTGTCAAGCTTGTACTCTCTAGTTTCTTAGCCTGAAGTACCTACGGCACACAAGATAATATGATGCCAGGCGTACGCGCTTGCGTTGACGCTTCAAGCTTTTGCTTCCAAGATCTATGCTCAAGTCAACATCTGCATTTATCCATGGACATACATCTTTTCTCAAGAAAGCATTCCAAAGCTTTCTGAACAATGTAAGAATAGCAGACTATTGCAAGTTAGTTGACGTAAGCTTCTTGCTCTAGTCAATCTTCTTCTGCTCTAAGTACTTGTCTTTCCATTTTCTGCCAACTAAGTTTGTATGCAGTTTGACAAGTCTAAGCATTATAGTTGCGTCATGTATGTTTTCAATCTCTATGCCATATATTCCAGCAATTGTCTTCAAATATATTGACAATGAGCTGTCAAGCATAGTCTCATCAACAAAGCATATCTCTGTGTATTTGTCAAACTAGTATGCTGAGAATATCTTGTTAAGTCTTCCAGCAATAGCTTTTGTCATTGAGCGTTTCATGAATATGAACTCATGCTCAATGTACTGCATCTTGTCTGTGACAATTCCAATAGTGAAAAGATTCTTCTGCATGAAGCGCTCTTTGCCACATACTACAATGCTTCTTATCTTTGTCTTTTCTTCGTTGCTCAACTTACATCAACACCTGACAAGTAATTTGATATATTGTACTTGTCATATTCAGATCTAATGTACTGTATGTTGCTTAGACCAGTGTATTTGTTTGTCTCATCAATAGTCCAAGATATTCTGTCAACATATGTAGACACATCTGACAAATGCTCTAATGCATCTACTCTGCTCATGTGCTCTGCAAATCCTGACTGTTGAGGAACAGCATAGAAGCCAAAGTTTATTTGCTAGGCTATTGGCACAAATCCATCATATATGTCATCATCTGTTGTAGTTGATATTACAGTTGATGTAGTAGCAGTAACTTCTTGCTAGACATATACTGAAAGTTGCTTGCTGCTAAGATCTTTTGCATTTGAAGTAAGCTAGTCATATGTCAATGTGCTTACAACATCAGACAATGTTGTGCTTGTCAATGTTGATATTATGTCTCTTTGCTTTTTCTTAGCTTTCTGCATTCCACCAAAGAGATATGTCTTGAAAGTGAACTAGAAAGTTGAAGTTATCAAGTCATCTGTTGATCCATCTATCTCATCTGGATGCTCTTCAGACACACTGTCTTGCATAACTACTTGGTTGTTGAGCATTATTCCTTCATACTTTGGATGTTCACAAGACACATATACGTCATTGTTGAAGAACACCATGAAGTTAGATGCAATTTTGTCAATGTCGGATGGATATTTTGCTATGACACTTACGTCATATGATATGTCAATAGGAACTGGAGTAAGCAGATCATACTTTCTGTACTTTGAAGTAAGCTCAAACTTGACTTCATTATGCAAATTGTTGACTCGCTATGGACTTCTTGCATAGCCAGTTCTGTTCACTGTTATTATTGGAAGACGCATTTCGCCGCGGCGTTCTGGATTCTAATATGCCTTCAGTATTCTAGAACGTTGGCCAAATGTGCATTGCACTTTTATGTCATTGACTGTTCCGTCCTTCTCCGTACGAAATATTCGTATGTTGTTGAATAGACGTATGAACATCAAGTTTGCTATTGCTAGCTCTTCATTGTAGCTTTGTATCTGCATCTCTCTCCTATTTACTTCTCATAAAAATATCTTAGACAGTGTTCTGACAACTGTTTACAATTGTCTCTAGCATGATACAATATAACATGATATGGCAAAGACAACATAGATTCTTGTAAGAGACTTTGACTTGTTTTGTGAAGTCATGAAGTCTGTGGCAAAAGTAGTAGAGTCAGCTAAGCTGCAATTTGACTAGAATGGCTTAGCAATATATGGAGCACATGGACGAATAGCACGTTGTGAAATGACAACAAACGCTGTTTGGTCAAATGCTGAAGTTGAGTTCTCATTGTCAGAGCTTGGAACATTCACACGAATCTTGCAGACTGTGCAAGATGTCCATGAAGGTGACTACAGCACATTCAAGTTCTTAGTTGATTTGCCATTTGTAAGATTTGAGTCAAAGAAGTTCAAGACTAAGATCTCTACAGTCAATGAAGACATCATTGCTAAATGGGTGTCAAAGAAGCTTGAAGCAAAACTTAAGCCAGTGTTTGAGTTCACTACATCTAGTGACTTGATAAAGCGACTTATTGGCCATCA